TACAGCCCGTTCTTTTTTCTCAGGTGATGAGTCGTAAGGAATCTCTTTAGCCATTTCCTCGCCAAAGCGTTCCTTAACAGCGTCCTCATTAAGATAAACAACCCGCCATACGTGCGTGACTTCTTCCCACGTCCGCGCTACCGAATGCCCAAAATCTTCCCAATGAACATAATCAACAGGAGAACACTCGTAATCCAGTTCCTCTCCTGGCTCATCAATGTCCTCGCTGATCTCAACGCCATCAGTTGGCAAACCCGACTGAGCCGCCTTGAAATGTGGCTCATAACGTACCCACGAAGTTCCACGCCCACCGAGAAACCGATCAAACACGCATTGCCGCATACTCGCTGCGTAGTCTGGATAATGACCAATCTCATATTTCAATGCGCGCTCAAGTATCAGCGCAGCAACACGACCAACAGGGTCATTATCTAGAAAAAGCCTAGATACATCAGGCTCAGGCAATCGAGCAAACGTCGCCGGCACAAGCGTCTGAACATTTGACCAGAGGATATTAAATCTTACTGATGCCCCTCCATTGTTCGCGCTTCGGTTGTCATCACGATAGCGTTCAATGATTTTTTTGCTTCGTTTTTTCCATTTGTCGAACTCACGGTCATATTGCGCAATGATGCCGGTCAAACACGCAATCAGCGGATCAGGTTCTTGCTCGTTACTCTGGTCTGTTTTCAGGATCATTAACCGTTTCCAGTTCTTTAATCTTCGCTTCCAGCGTGGCGATGTTGCCCATCAACAACACGACCTGATTCATGGCGTTGTCGCGCTGCATCGTCAGGGCTTTGAATCGACCATCAATTTCTGCATCTGAGACACGTTCGTTCATACTGGCTCCAATCCCATGTTAAGAATAAAACAAGCTACGGCGTATTCATCATCAATGCCCCACTTGGCGTATTGTGCGTCCGTCATGGCAACAGTAGTGCTGCCGGTCAGTGGTTGGAATACAGGAACCTCATCACTGCTCATGTTGCCAAGAACAACACCACCTGACGCTGACTGCCCGAGAATAACCGTGGCGCTAGATACTTGCGCATAGTCGGCTACCTGCGGAGGTTGAACGTAAGATGGAGAAAGTGTTACGGGTTTGATTGCTACAGTTGTAATGGTCATGGTTTTTCCTTACCAAGCAGGTATGTATCGGGTTGTGCCGTTGTCGTTAATGCCTATCCATTTAGTCGGATTGCCAACGGCAGGCGCATTCGTAATTGTTCCAGCAGAAGCACCGGCACCATTGGTCAAGGCGACGGAGGTAGTTAAGAATGTGGCTGCGCGATTGATCGTCAAATCAGTGAGTTTCAGTCCTCCGCTGAAGTCGGCGGCGGTGCCGTTGCCTAGCGCAACGCTCGCAGCGCCTAGTCTGGAAAATCCTGTATCTAAAGCGGCTGACGCAACCCCCGACGTAAACCCAAATATACTATTTGACGGCAGGGCAACAAGAGGTGCTGATGCACTTGCCGTCGCTCTAAGCATTTCTTTAGAGTTTGTATTGTCGTAAAGAATGATAACGCCAGTTGCGGATAAGTATGTTGTTGCTGATTCAAACAAGAGCCTTTGATTGCTAATTGTAGGCGTTCCGTTGTACGTTGACCAAATTCCCGAGTATCCTGATAAAACTGAACCCAGGATAATTCCTACGTTCGCACCTGTGCTTGAGCCGACTGTCAGCAAAGACGCACCAGTAGAACTTTTGCCGATACTCAATAAGTTTAATGTTCCCGCTGCCCCGCCAAGAATTTGGAACGGCAACGCACCCGCCGCACTACTCGTATCGGTCACAACCCATTTAACGCCGGTCGCCGCATTAATATCATTCCAAGTCCATTGGATACCAAATGGCGAAGCGGTTGCAAGCGCGGCGTTTCCGGCGTTGATGCCGATGGTTTGTGTGATGTTGAGCGCGGATACAGCAGATGCGGCGGTGCCTGCGGTGATGGAGGGGCCAGCGCCTGCGGTGTTGCTGAAAAGCGCAAAGCCTCCGGTGGCTCCTGCCGCGATATTTCCAGTGAATGTGCCCGTAGTACCAGCGACAGGACTCGTCCCGTAGCTCAGAATCCCTGCTGGCGTAATGCTCCCGTTCAGCAGACCTACAGTTGAAATGGGAATAAGTTGTGTCCCAACTACCGGCGTAATCGGGGTTAGTGCGGAAATTTTCGTGTCAGCCATGTTCTACTCCAGAAGTATTTTGCTGCCATCTTCAAGTAGAAGATATGATCCGCTTTCAAGCAGGATTGCCGGGGCAGACGGAGCTGCACTATTCGGATTGCTTTGTAGCGTTGGAATCACTTAACCCGCCGAAAAGAAGAACGTCACATTCAATGTCCCGCCGATAGTGGCATAGCAACCTGCAGGAAAATAAGCAGGAAACGCATTAAACCCGGCTGATGGGGTAATGGTGCCGCTAACCGCCGTATTGCTTGCAGCAGTTCCATTGCCAAAAACAATGGTGCCAGAGCTGGTTGAATTGACATGATAGCCAATCATTGTGCCGGCGGCGATAGAGACAACCCCGCTGGACGTTAGAAGTACCGGGGTGCCACCTTGCTGTACTTGCGCCATACGCGCCTCCTGAAATTACGGTCAGTCTCCCGACTGTCCATTGCGTGATATTAAGCCTTTTTCGTACAAAATCAATCAAATTCTGTTGGGCGCGTTCCTAGGCCTATCTTTGTACATCTGTTCAAGCGACATTCCCAAAGAAAACCCGCCCCCAGGCAACTTATATGCCCCTTGTATTACATTTTCAGTGTCTTTTTTCTTTTTTACTTGCCCTTGAGCTGCAACCGCTATCATTCGAGCAGCATCAGCGTAATGACTTGTCCAATCATGCTTAGGAATCTTTTTAAACGACCGCTCATCCTGCTGTAATTCCCGTTGATAGCGCCTTAAAGCCTTCAATCCCGCATCGCAACCTTCTTCATTAAACCAAAGTTGCCCAAAGATCATCCGCATAGCCTGAATACCATCCTCAACACCAATATTCGGCACAATCGCCAGATTTTGCAGCCCCAAAGCAGACGCCAACTGCTGAATAATAGACTTCCCTTGCGCTGCCAGCGTTTTCGCCCTTGCATCATGCGGCAACCAATGCTTTTCATACCGATAGCGCCGCCGATGATCCAACTCAGGAATATTCTTCCCAATGGTCGCAATCACATCATCATCAACCAAATTAATCGACACTTCCCGGCCCAATATCTGCGATGCGTACTCAGACAACGACCCGCCAGAAGTGGCATATCCCTCCAAAACATGCACCTCACCCATCACAATCTGATACCACCAGATCGCTGTGTCATCGGTATGCCCCAAATCCCACGCCGTATAAACAGGAATAGCAGGGTCATACTCAACTTTCCCAATCCGCCCATCAGTGTAAGCAAGCCTCAGCTCCTTGGCATAAATAGCCCCTTCAAGCCATTGTTTACACTTTCCCTCCCACACATGGTCATACGAATCAGGATCACGCGCCAAACACTCTAGCCGTTCTTCCTCCAGTACCTTCGGAAACCACGGATTGTCCCGCCAGTTAATCTCCCTTACCAACGCATTTTTCGGAGGCTTTGCCACAAACCGCATATAAGTCTCGTCATCCTCAAACTCAGGATTGAACGAAATCCATATCTCCGACCCATCTTTCCGAATTGTCGGTGTCAGAATGTTCCACGAATTCTTACTAACAGTCTGAGCCTCCTCAATCCATGCCCCATCCGCCCCTTCCCACGACTTCAAATTAATTACATTGTGATGCAAACCCTCGAACCCGAAATGCGTCCCATTCTTTCCATAAATCGCTTTCTTCTGCACATCATAAAAATCACTCAGACCCAAAGCGACAATCTGATCCTCCAACAACTGATGCACTGACTCCTCAATCGAGTTCTGATATTCCCTAGCGCACAGCCACCGCAAGGGTGTCTCAACCCCTTTTAGCAACAATGCCCTAGCTATCCCCCAACTTTTAGCCCCCCCCCGCCCCCCATGCAATATTTTATATCGCGCCGGCTGAAACAAAATATCCAGCTTTCTAGGAAATGCAGGCGCAATCACATCAACCATTAATTACCCTCTCCGCCGGCCGCCCCTCATGCGAGTCCACAAACACAATCGTTATCTTGTCCGGCATCCCACCCCCACCACCCAATTTATTCCCACTATCATCAACCTTATACATCCCCTCCGCCTTCGCCAACGCATCCCTCGCCTTATGCACATCCCCATGCGTCACATTCTCTTCCGGGACCTTCGCCGCCGTATCCCACCACCCATCCAGCAACGCTTCCCTTCTCCACTCCCCCCTCGCAATCATCGCCCCAGAATACA